TCACAATTCAACGTAGCCATTACCTCTATCATCAAGGTATTTATCTGTCATTCTCATAGATTTGTGGCCAAGTATTTTCTTTGCAAACTCAGCACTTTTTTCTTCTTCATATAATCTTGCAGATAAACTTCTAATTTCATGAAATGTTGGTTTATTCTCTAAATACTCAGGTAGGGCTTCGATAAACTTACCTCTTAATGTTTTTGCTGTGGTATTGCCACAGATTTTATCTGAGCTCCTATTCATGAGATTTAAAACATCTTTAATAGAATAACTAATAGACTCCAGTCTTAATGAGAGTGGTATTGCTACTTTAGAACCTGTTTTTATTTGAGTGACATACAGCCTATCATTTTTTATATCATCCCACTTCATATTGATAATATCGCTAATACGTTGAGCTGTAAGTATCGCCAATAGGAACATATGCCTATATTTGTCATTTGTGTGCTCCAAGGCGTATTTAAACTCTTCTAGTGATAACCTTGATCGCTGAACACTTGTTTTTGGTGGCTTTGTCACGGAAACGGGATTTTCCTTTATCACACCATCCGCAATAGCTTCATTAAAGGCATCTAGCATAGTGGACCTTAGTAATTTTGCCATTGCCTTTTTAGGGTACTCTGAAATAAATGTGGCTACATCTCTTGGTGTTACATTCTCAATTGGACAGTCATTAAAGTGTAATTTGATTAACTTTATTCTTGATTCGTAATCGTAGAGCGTCTTCTCTTTTAACCCCCTGTTGTTTACTTTCTCCCTATAAGTATCAAGCCACTCATGCAATGTTACACAGTGAACATTATTAATTCTGTCAACTAATGACTCTTTAGGTTTATAAATAGCCAAATTGGCTTGTATGGCTTCGGTTATTGCTAATGATTTGTTTGAGCCAACAGAAAATTCCTTTTTAGTTCTTACATCCCTGTAATAGTAAATCCCTTTACGCAAATACAAGTTAGGCGGTAAACCCTTGTTCTTTGCACTTCTGCTTCTGCCCATTAATTTTCTCCATTAAATATTGCGGTTCCCTTACCATTTTGTCATTTGTTAGAATTGTCCACGGCTCTAACTCATATTCTCTACCAACCTTTTCTGGAGCAGGGTATAACCTACCTTCCTTTATATAGCGAGATAATTGCCGTTGACTTCTAGGGTTAGCGAAATATTTATTATTCCATTCTGATAATGTAATTCGTTTCATTGATTATTCTCCGTATCCTTCATCATTAAAAAAACTTCCATAGCGCCACGGTATGGGTTTTTATTTACTGACATGAAGTCATAATCAAGGCAGTCAGCTGTCCATTTATTAGAATGGTACATTGGTGATAACCCTATTTTATTTTCAATAATAATCGGCATTGCGTCTGATGGGTTATTGCATGGGTCGAAAAAGCGATAACCAAACGAGCCATCAACAAGGAATTGGATAATATCCATTGTTTGTTTAATTACATCGTATTGCGTTTCAGGTAAAACAGATTGAGCTACTAATAAATTAATCTCGAAATCAGATAGTTCGGTGTATTTATTCATTATCATCTCCTAGTATTTCATTAATAGTATTTCTGATGTCAATTAAGTCTTGTTTTGTCACATCCATATTCCAAGATGGAGTATTTAAAATAAAACAATCTTTTGTTGTAGGTTCAATCTCAATACAATCTTTGTAATTTTCCAAGCCAGCATAATATTTATCTTTCATTCCATACCTCACCACAAACAACTTCAACACTCATCACTGACATTAAATATTCAGCACGTTTATTGCATTCCGATTGCGTATATATATCTTCCGTTACAGGCACAGCAGAACCCTGTATTAGCATGAGTAATACATATCCGATTATTTGCATGGTTATTTATTTAGAATGTTTAATTAAAGTTTCTTTAATCCAACTTTCAGCCTCGTCATTGCATGACAAAACACTATCCATCATTAATTCAATATCGATAGATTCCTTTGCAATGTGAGATAATTGGGCCATGATATAAGCGAACTGCTTCTCATCACACTCTATAAAGTTAGCTCTGTATGCGCTAATTAAATGATTGCGAGCATATAGAACGCCTAGTTTCATTTGTTCTCTATTGTATTTATCCATCACTCCACCTTTTTGAACTCAATAACCCATACCCAATGGTTATTATTCCATCCGTCATCACCGTAAATATTTTCCCAAACACGCCGAAATGCCCTTATTGGTTTTTCAAACCATCCAATGGAATTAGTCGCATCAGATTGTGAATTATCAAAGCCTTCTGCCTTTGCATCTGCTTCACTAATTGATTGCAGGCGCTCAACACGAACATCGGTGATCTCTAACGTAATACGTGAAGCCCAGCGAGGCATGTGTATAGATGGTTTCCAGCAAGAACGACCATCAATACAACCATCATCGTCACCCCACGTGAAATCACCATCAGCAGAGTAAATGACATGTCCAGTGAAATAACCATGACCATACGGCATTTCATGCACAGCTTTAGTTGGTCTATCAGGAGCATAATCAATCATCAATCCATCATCATCAAACTCATGACTGACTACACTCCACGTTTCACGAACATAAAGACGATCGCCAACTTTACCTAGCGGGCAGTTAAGGCGAATAGGTTCTTTGAGTAGCGGTGAATCACCGATAGCCCAGCAAGCCTTTCCTTCATCTTTTGCGTGTGTGCTTGACGTTACCCAGCCATGAAAATTATAAGTTGCTGGTACGGATTTTATAATCCGCCGTGTTTGAGTTTTACGCCCATCTAAAATGGCACGCACCATTTCCGCATTAAAAATAATTCCACGCTCTTTCATATTCATTCCTCTTATTGCATCCCTGCGAGTTAATTAGTCCAGCTGAATGGCGCCTTCTTCTGGATATTCAGTACAGTAAAATACATGCACACGACCGGTTTCTTTGTCTCTACATGGCTCGATGGTGTATTCAGTCTCATCATTAATGTCTAATCCGTGTGTGTCTACCTTTAAGCCAGCAAAATCAGCCATAGCCATTATTTGCTTTGTTGTTAATGTAATAGCCATATCTATCTCCTGTTTGCATCCTTGCACTGAGTCCATTAATTACATGATTAACACGCCATTCCTTAGTGTGATGTCGTCTGGTGTAACACCTAATGTTTTTGCTACCTCGTGTTTGAGAGATATGTATTTCAGCATGAAATTAGGGTCATTAATTTCCTCTACGCTCACCTCCTTACCAATAAAACTAAATAGCCCGCTGAAATATGATCCGTGTCGCGTGTAATCATCATTCAGTAAATCGTCGATTTCCTCTTCATTAATAGTTACTTTATCCATATCAGTACCAACAATTAACTTTGGTTCGTAATCAATACTCATGGTTATATCCTTTGTTTAAATCACATAAATAGCGTGGCGTGGGTATGGGAGTCCGATAGGGGCGAAAGGTATAGGATCATCCCAATCTTGAGGAGGTTCACTTTGCGGTGTTTGATTATTCGATGCTTGTTTTGGTGCTTGTGGTTGCTGAGGCTGGCCCCATCCTTGAGGCTGTGGTTTCTGGCTCCCTGCCTGATTACCACCGTTACCGCCAAAATCTAATTGGTTAACGATAATTACTGGTGCTGATTTCTTCTCGCCACTCTGGCTTGTCCATTCTTCCATGACGAACTCACCAGTAACCGTAACCTTTGTTCCTTTGGTTAAGTATTCAGGTAGCTTTTCAGCTTTAGAACCAAACATCTTGCAGATAACCCAAGATATTTTTTCGTGTTCTCCATAACCTTGTTTCACTGGTAAACTAAAAGATGCAACCGCTTTACCATTTGGCGTCCATCGCTGTTCGCAATCTTTACCTAAGTTTCCACTTGCCGTTATTGTGTTAATTGCCATTACTACCTACCTCCTCAAACTCGCCTTCAAATACTGAGGCGTTTTCCTGATCGACATTAGCCTCTGCTTTTTCATCAAGAATTACCGCTTTCTGCATTTCGATAGAGACGGGGAGATATTTAAACAAGCGACGGATAACGGTTTTCTTTGCCATTTCTTCCCAGTGAGAAACCCAAGGGCCATTTTGTCCCGCTTTACTTGATGCTCTGACTTTCTCAATTTGATTATGCGTCATAACTTCAAACTGGACACCGCCATCTTTCAATCGTGCAACAGCGTAAACGTGTGTAATGGGCGAGTCCTCATTTTCACCCGGTACGTGTGTTAGGTTTTCATTCAGTCCATACTCAAAATGAAAGCTATCGCCTTGCCTTACCGTTCTGGCTGATATGCTGATTATTTGATTTGAGCGACGGGCTAGATCAATCATTCCTCGGTAGCCAATGATTAACTGCGCATCAGTCCTAACGGTTACCCACTGATTACCTTGTTTTCTCTTTTTCTCGAAAGGCAATATATATGCATGCCCAAGTGCGTTGCCCGGTTCTAATCCTAATTGCGAACATTGCACTACTGCACCAACAAAACTTTGCATATCACAATTAGCTAATTCTGGTGTTTTTCTGATTTCCGTTGACACTATTCGGATCATTCTATCCGGTGTCATGTGACGAGGAAGGGCGGCCGCTAGCTGAGCTTTCATGCTTGGTTTATTGATAAACTCAACCAACATCTGATCTTTGGTTTTTTCTTTTACCTCTGTACCTTGTGTTTTTTGTAAGTCAGCTTGAGCTAATGGTGGGTTACTCATTCCTTAATTCCTTAGCCCAATAGGGCAGTGATAATGTACGTATGCCTGCCCATTCATCCGTTTTTAGGCATTCTGCATACGTTCTTAAATTTTGTTTGTAGGTTGTTCGACCAATATCTTTTGCTTGTTGGTCTAAATTGAAGACTCTAACGGGGTATCTACCGCAGTCGATAGTCGTGCTAACAACGAGAAAGACAAAAACAGGGGATTCGCCTGTTAATGATTTATATCCATCAGAATAAAAAGAGTCCTGTACGTGATATCGATATTCGTACATGGAACGGTCAAATCGTTGAATGTCAGCAGAGCTTTTTACATCAACAATCCAATGGTGCTCTTGAATGAGTTTATCTGGCCGGCAACGACAAAGAATGTCCGTATCTTCGTCGTTCCAATAAATGCTACTTTCAGCTACTCCGTTAGCTTCTAAGCACCATCTTGCGATAGGGTGCGCCATTGCACTATCTCTCATGAGCATCAACTTCCTGTTATCGTCATAAGTAATAGGTGTGATACCTTCCTTTTCACACATTTCGAGAAATTCCTTTTCCTCTTGCTTCCCTGCGTTTGTTCTACGATTTACATCAGGGCCTATCTTGTATCGCTTACTGTATTCATCTGGTTCTAGCAAAAGACAATGGATAGCAGTCCCGAAATCCAATGCCTTTATTTTTTCTTCATCAACAGGGGCTTTCTTGCTCCAAATATATTCGGCCGGCATTTCGCTTATTAAATCCAACTGAGATTTACTGATCCCTAATCCATGGTGATAGTCCTCATTTGAAATGTCGTAATAGATACCGGGTTTCATCCTAAAACCTCTTTATCTATCCCGATCTGAATAGCTGTTCTAATTCCATCTAAAACTGCATCAAGTGCTTGGGGGCTAATTTCAAATACCGGATTTAACTTCCTTGCTAAATCCATGCACAGTAGTTCTTCTGGTAGGCTATCCATAACATCATCAACTGATATTTTCTCTTCCTGAGAATTAACAAACGCTTCTCGTTCCATTTGGCGTTCGTACCAGTCGTTTCTGAGTCCGTATGCATTCGTTAACATAGAGCCTCCTTAGATAAACGCGCGCTCCTTGCGTGTGTTGATTTCATGCTGAATGAGGTTTGTCCGCTCCATCGATACTTTCATTTTCCATTGAAAAACTAAGTCGTCGATTTGCTCATTTGTCATTTCAGACTCTCGCAATAGAGCGAATATCTTTTGTTTTACGTGTTTCTGCTTTGCGTTCATGGTGTACTCCGTATGCTGTTTTTAATGTTTCGTTTGCTTCGCGCCATCCATTCTCATCCGTGAGAAATAGAGCAATTCCAGCCTTGCTTTGGGCTACACGTAATTTGTATTTATCAATATTCATGCTTACCTCTGGATGTGCGAAACTCTCACTTATCGATTGATAGCGATTGTTATTTAGGTTCTGGTGTTGGTGCGGTGGTTACTGCTGACCAAGAGCTTTTGCGATTACAGCGTCAACGATGTCTAAATCATCGTCATCATCTGGTTTGTAGCTTGCGATTTTATTGCGAAGTCTGATTAACTGCTCTAATAACTCCGGCGCTGCTGCGATTAGATGGGCGTCTGCCTTCTGATTGGCTGTTGTGATATCTAAATAAACATCACCAATTGTCACGCCGTGAAAAGTTGTCATTATCTCATTGGCGTTTCTTACTGTATATTTCCAAGGCGCAGGCGTTACTTTAAATTCCATTGTTTTATCTGTCATACTCCCTCCGTTATTAACTAAACACGCCTTACCGATTGTCGGGCAAATTTCTTTGTGTGACCAAGAGCTATCAAGCGCTTTACTTCAACATCTCGCCTGTGTTTTTTCTCAGCTTTGCTGTTATAGGTTGAATAAAAACTCATTCTGTCATGCTTACTCTCCATCTCCATCTCCATCTCTATCTCCTATCTATTAATCAACTCACCACAGCCCACAGAATGGACTGTAATTAGTTAACTGTGCCTGCTTTTAACCACGTCAGGCGAGGTGGTTCCTTACATTCCCCAATGCAAGAAAATTGTGTATAATTTAATCACCCCAATGCAAAGAAAAGGATTGAACTAATGAGTATTAAAGTAATTTCTGATGACAACCCTGTTAAACGAGTTGCTTTTGATATGGCGCTAGCTTTAGCCGTTAAACAGGATTCTATTAAAACTCCTGAGCAACTTATGGCTGAAATTGAATCGCTTTATCCTGAGTGTTTAGAAGTTGCTGAGAAGCAATACAAAAAAGAGACCCCGCCTCCGATGGGAATTTTGCTCAAAAGTACAACCTAAGGATCTAATCTCTCTATTACTATATGATGCATTTTTAAAAACTCATCTAGCGGAACTAAGTCCATAATGGTTGTTCCGCAGTTTAGAGTTAACTTAGTCATTAATTTCCCATCTGACCAAGCTCCTTCTTCTATTGAAGAAATACTCTCTTTATTAAAGAAAATTCTTGTTCCATCATTTCTTAGAAATTCATACATTTTTAAGTTAATCATGTTTAATCCTATCTCGCCGTCACCCCGAACTCACTGCTCGGCTGTTTTGTTTTAACTCCTGAAAATACTGCTACATTAGGTAAGCAACAGTTATCTACCGATGGTTTGAATTTAGGTTCAATATTTCTAGTAACTGGTATGTGACTTAATGACAGTGTTTTTTCTACTGATGTAAGTCTTTTCTCCTGAGGGAATACTGATTCTAATTTCAATTCAATATTCTTTTTTGCAATAGCTTCTGCTTTCCGTCTGGCGTGACGTCTATTTGCAGATGCTCCACGTAAAAACTCAGGCTTGCGTGACTTTTTAACTGTAATAGTTGCCATATATCCTCCAAACAGTTGGCTTTAGTGAGCGCAGGGATCGAAACCATGTTATTTCTGTTTATACATGGGATAGTTTCCATGTCGGGGCAAATCTCTCTATGGTGGGAATGAATACCCTGCACTCATTAAAACCTTATGAGAAGGTTGACGCTTTATCAGCGTCACCGTTCTGATAGCTAATACACAGCTTGCCATCATCGTTGTTAAAGAACATCAACGTGCTGTGTTCCGTTGATGTGATTAAATGTATACGATAAGTAGACACATGTAAATACTAAATGTAGACATTTTTACAATAAATGAGTCAACTATCTGTATTTTCAGATAATTTATTTTCAAAAAAAATCTCAGATTGGAACTCAGATCACTTATTTGGAGGGGAGAGGGCACAAAAAAGCCCTCGCGGGGAGGGCTTGATAGTTAGTATTAGTAATTAATCTTCAAGTTTTTTTATTGTCTTTTCAATTGCCATAACACTGGATTCAGCTTCGCTTTTAAAAACCTGTTTATTCAACTCATAATCAGCCATATGTCTTTTTATTATTTGTTGCTTAAGAACAGCACCAACAGATATTAATATTTTTTGATCAAAAGGCTCTTTTTTTCTTTCTGCTGGGCTAAACAAATAATTAATAACGCCTTGATGGGTAGTTGGTGGACAGTAAATTAGTGATGAACATGTTGCATGATATAGTGAATAATATGCTCTTGAGATACAGTTTCTATGCTCCATTTCGCTACTATTTTCTGATAGATTGCTTTTCGCTAAATCCAAAAAATCTTTCGCTGTTACACTCATTTCAATAGCTCCGCATAGTTTTCTTTACTTTCATCGCTACGGAACCATGCTGTAACATTTTTATCTGATAAATCATTATTTTCAGCTAATGCGCATGCTATTTCTATATCCATATCTGAAAGTACATCAGGATCTGAAGTCGTAACTGAAACAATAACCGCAAAGTCGTTATTATCTGAACTTGTATAAAATTCGCTAGATAAACATCTTATTTTTTTACTGGCTGCAACTTCATTAGCTTTTTCAACGATCCATCTAGCATTCGGCTCTGATATTTTGCCAGACTTCATAAAAACCTCTAACTCAGTTAATGGTTGAGAAAAATCAAGATATGGGTATTGATCTAGATTTACATTCCCGTGCAGTTTAACAAGTTTTTCTGTCAGTAGTGAGGAATTTTTTATATCGGCAAAGGAATAAGCTATGTTCCTTGCCACAAATGTGAGGTATTGATTATCATATTTATTAGCAAGTTCAATTGATTTCTTGTAGCTTAATTTGAATTGTAAAGTTTTTGTCAAATAAGTTATATAGTTTTTAGCAACGCTAATATCGCCATATTTCATTGCAATATCGAAGTACTTTAAAGCATTTTGATTATCTTGATAAGCCCCATACGCAAGGGCTTTAACCATGTACATTGTCGGCTCATCATCTAAATACTCAGAGTCTTTTAACATTTGCTCAAATGTGAACCGATCTAATTTGGTTAGATTATCTATGTGATTAAAAACCAAACCTAGCTTTTCGATAGCTCTTTTCTGAGGAATACCCATATCATATTCTCATTTTAATTAATATTTGTTTACCCTAAAACGTGTCGTCAGGCCATTGTGACTTGATTACCTTACCTATGATTGTGCAGTTCCCATTAATAGGAATCAGGTCGAAACGAGGGTTTAATGGCTCTAAATACTCAACGCCACCTTCTCTAATCAATCGTTTGAATGTGAATTCATCATTTAGCAAACGAGCGACACAGAAATCTCCGAATTCCACTTCTTCATCAGGATCAACCAAAATAAGCATTCCTTCGGGAAAACTTGGCTTACCTCCTGGTGGTGCTGTCATTGATTGGCCTTCAACCTCTAACCAAAAAGCGCGCTCACTGGCTTTCTTAGCTGTCGGTATCCACGACACAGCATCTTTCTGAGTATATGAGTTAAATTCTGTTGAGAAAGCACCAGCCTGTACTTTTGTGAATAGAGGGTACTGGTAAATTGGTGGTTGATGATTAATATCTTCTTTTTCGATGCTAATCGAACCATCTGAATTAATAACTGCATTATTCACGCCAACAAACGCCAGTATTCCCGCTATATCATGCAGGGATGGCTCTCTTTTGCCGGTCATCCAATGACCAACTGCACCTTTCGAAACCGAAAAGCGCTCAGCTAAATCATCATAAGTAATGCCTTTTTCCTTCATTAAGGATTTGGCTAGTTCGTACCATTTCATTTTCATACCAGCATTATACGTTATGTATACAAACATGTGGACACACAAAATGTATACTTTCATGTTGAGTTATAAGATACTTTATGTATACTAACATCATTGTAATAAGGAGGTTCTGATGAACAACATAAGTCGCTATAGAAAAAAATTGGGAATCACCCAAAACGACTTAGCAAAAGAGCTTGGATGTACAAAAGGAAATGTCAGTCATTATGAAAACGGTAGACGTAAGGCTGACTTAGATGTTTGTAGAAAGCTCGTTGATTTCTTTAATAAAAAAGGTGTGAAAGTCACAATTGATGACTTGTTTCCACCTAAAGTTGCTTGATTTCACCACGTTCTTTAACAATCGCAGGGTTCTTGACTGCTACGGAGTCGCTGATAAAGCGACAACTCTTCCCCCAATATCAACTCATACGGAATGAGTCACGGATCATTATTGTCCCTTAGTTAACTCATAAGGACTTTAAACAATGGAATGCGCAAATACACGCAAACAATTCAATCAATTTATCTCTAACCACCTAATAGCTTCAGCATTACAAGCATTGAGAAATAAAACTCAGTCTGCCGTGGCTAGAACGTTAGGTGTTCATGATTCAACTATCCTACGTCGAACTGAAAAATATCCTGAAATATGCGAAACGCTTGTCGCATCGGGAATTATTGATTTTGTGATGGAAGGAGAACGAAAAATCTCAGAAGAAGAGTACCGATTTTTGTGGAAACAAATGGGTGAACTTTCTCAAATGAAAATAAAAGAAAACGCCTCGATTGCGGCAACAAACGAGGCGTGTTGTTCAATGGAATTCACCATTTAACGTACAAATATACTGTATCAATATCCAGTTTTTATCACAAGGGGAAACTTCAGTTTCCCTTTTTTGATACAGCTTTGGAATGGAGAAATTATACCATGAGACAAAGAATAAATCATGAATTTAATGGCTGTGATGAGCATAAAAACATCATGAGAAATAGGCTATTACAAGAAATAACCCCACTGGGTTGTCAGCGTTTAAAGGAAGCATTGAAAGACGCAAAATTAAGGAAAGCACATCGGGATAAGTTATTAGGAGAGCGAAAATGAGTATGCTTCTAATGGCAAAAGCCATGCAATTACAGGTGGGGAGTACAGCACAAAAAATGGTGCTACTGAAACTTGCTGATAATGCCAATGATAAAGGTGAGTGCTTTCCTTCTTATGAGACTATTGCACGTCATTGCGAAATTAGCCGTCAAAGTGCGATAAACCACATTAAAAGTTTATGTAAAAAAGGGTTTGTTCGTAAAGTTACGCGAAAAACAGATAAGGGACATACTTCCAATTTATATATTTTAGATTTGGAGGCTAAATCTCTTGATGACGGTAGTCAAAATACAGTACCACCTAGTCAAAATTCTGTACCAGAGGTAGTCAAAGAATTTGACCACGGTAGTCAAACTGTTGGACTAGGGGGTAGTCAAAAAATTTTACCCAGAACCAGTCAGTCTTTTAACCAGTCAATTAACCCTAAAAAATTATCGTCTGACGACTCGAAACCTGCAAAGCAGATTTCAATTAATCGACAAGCTAAAATTCCTTATCAGGAAATCATGCAAGCCTTCAACGAATCGGTAGGGGATAGATTACCCAATGCCGAATCACTGAATGACAAACGCAAACGAGCAATATCCAAATTCCTGAAAGAGCTCAAAGAACCCACAGTTGAATCAGCTAAAAATTATTTTGATTATTTTATGGAAACGGCGAGTGCTTGGTATTTTGGCGAAAATAATCGGGGTTGGCGAGCGAATTTTGATTATTTACTCAGACCTGAAACGGTACTCAAAACAAGGGAAGGAGCACTGTGATGAACCAAGTTCCGAATAATTTAATGGCGGAACAAAATGTTATTGGAGGACTACTGCTTGACCCGCAAAGTGATAATGCGCAATCAATTTTTTCACTGCTAAAACCTGAAGATTTTTATGCCCGACACCATCAAATTATTTATCTCACCCTGCGAGAAATGTATACCCAACGTATGCCAATAGACATCATGACGGTGACGGATTGTCTGGAGTCAAAAGGCCGAATTAATCAATCAGGTGGTTTTGCCTATCTTGCTGAGATGGCAAGAGAAACACCGAGTATTGCTAACATTATGGCTTATGCGAAAAAAATCCGAGAGTGTTCCGCACAGCGTTTTGTTATCGAAAAGACGGTTGAAATTCAAAAGCTCATGATGGCGCCAAGTGAGTTAGGTTTTACAGATAAAATTGAACAAGCACAACGCTTGCTTGATGAAGCTACTTCGTTTGGAAAAATGGGGAGAAAAACAGGGTTACGCCGAATTGATGATGTGCTGGATGATGTTTTTACCGACATTTGTGATCGACAAGATAACCCAGAGAAACATCGAGGATTAAAAACGGGATTTAAAGATTTTGACCGTCTATTAAGCCCGAAACAGATTGTCATAGGCTCACTGTTCGTGATTGGTGCTCGTCCAAAGATGGGAAAAACAACCGTTCTCACTGAAATGGCAAAAAATGTCTCACAACAAGGTAAGCCTGTATTGCTGTTCAGCATGGAAATGACGGATAAACAGCTTGTTGAACGGACACTAGCCCAACAAACCCAGATTAATTCAGATAAATTTTACCAAAAGTTAGAGGAGCATGAATGGGATAGGCTTTGCAGTGCCATCGGTCGCCTTAAAGATGAGCCCAATATTTGGGTGGATGATACACCTGGCATGTCCTTACAACACATTCGTTCTGAAAGTCGGAAAATCAAACGCAAAGTCGGTGATATTGGGTTTATTGGTGTCGATTACCTCACGCTGATGCAAGCGGGAAAAGCTGACCGTAATGATATTGCCTATGGTGAAATCACTAAGGGGCTAAAAATATTGGCAAAAGAGCTCAATACGGTGGTTGTGTTGCTTGTACAACTGAATCGGGGATTAGAAAACAGGGCTGACAAACGTCCCGTACCAAGTGATTCAAGAGACACAGGACAAATCGAGCAAGATTGTGATTATTGGTTAGGCATTTATCGTGATGCGGTGTACCACGATAATGCGGATGAAACGCTGACCGAGATGATTTTAAGGCTCAATCGACACGGTAAAACAGGCACCGTGTATGTTGATCAACAAGGATTGAGTATTACACCGGTTGATCAATATATGGCTGCTTATCGCGCTCAACCGAAACGAGAACCCAAAAAATATTGTGAAAAATCGTTTTAACTCATGAAAGTAAAAAGGAGACTTCGTGACAGATGATATCTGTCTCCATAAATCCAATCTCAACAGTATTTTCAAAGTGCTCTCCGAAATCGTGACAACAGGTAAACGCTATCGCATCAAAATCACCGAGTGGCGTGATTTAAGAACCATACCAATGAATAAAACATGGCGTATGTGGATGGAAACCACAGGCGAGTGGTTACGTGCACGTGGCGTTGTTATCGATATTAAAAATGGTGTCGGTGAAATCGTTTTATCAAAGCCCATTACTAATGAGGAAACGCATGAATATTTCGTTGGACACTGGTTAGGGCGCAATGAAAACGGTGAGCGTGAAGAAACCAGCAAGATGGATAAAGCAAGGATGCTTTACATGATGGAGAAACATGAACAATGGTGCATTGAGAAGGGAATTCCGATCATCATTCCTCGTAATTCTGAATATATGAGTTTGAAAAGAAAGCAAGAAGAATAGGAAATAGTGATGATTATTTCAGTTAATAACATGATCGTTTTTATTTTAGAGTGATAAAAAATAGTAATCAGGAGGCTCATGATGAATTTACGCAATGAGGCAAAAGGGCGTGAATGTCAGATTAGAATACCTTCAGTTTGTAATGGTAACTCTGAAACGGTTGTTTTAGCCCATTACAGAATGTCAGGTCTTTGTGGCGTCGGAATAAAATCGCATGACTTATTTGGCGCTTGGGCTTGTAGTGCATGTCACGATGAAGTTGATAGACGAACACGATTTACGGATATGGAGTATGCAAAACAATGTCATCTAGAAGGTGTTTTGAGAACGCAAGCCATATTGATCCAAGAAGGGAAGTTGAACGTGTGAAGGTCTTTAATATCGAACCAGTACCTAAACCAAGGATGACTCAGGCTGATAAATGGAAAAAACGTCCCCCAGTTTTAAAGTATTTTGCGTTTAAGGACGAAGTAAAGTTAAACAAAATCACCCTACCTGAATCACATTACCACATTACATTCATTCTACCCATGCCGAAGAGTTGGAGTAAAACTAAACGCTCCGAAATGAACGGTAAACCCCATCAACAAAAACCGGATAAAGATAATCTCGAAAAAGCATTACTTGATGCTATTTTTGACGATGATTCACGTGTATGGGATGGGCGGGTAACAAAAGTGTGGGGAAAAAGGGGGCAGATAATTATCCAAGAGGTGCGATAGTGAATATTGAGTGGATACGCGAGCGAGTAAGTACAGCGTTGATGAATGTTTGTATTATAGAAAATGGGCCGTTAAGTGCCATGGAGGAACAAGCAATACTTGTAACCGATAGGTTTAAAAGAAACCCAATACGCTATGCGGGTGAAAGAAAGTCTCGATACAGACTCCCCTCACATCCACTCAAAATTAAGCAAAAACATGCCAAAGGAAAATCAAAACCATTAATTAATGAAGTTACTTATCGCACTTCATCATGGCGCAGAGGTATTCATCAATTGCCTAACGAAATGCGCTTATGGTTACTCTATTGCTATGGTGATTATCAATATTATCGTGAGCAAATACTCATTGTTCCCTATATTTGGCATGAGTTTCAGCGATTAAATAGTAAAAAAAGGATAACGAAAAAAGTTAAGCAACGACTTCAATCTCTTACCTTACTAGCCATTCAGGCGGTAAAAGCAGAAATTAATCAAACAGCAAAAAAATATACGGATGTTAAGCTCGCTGAATTGTTGGGCGTCAGTGCTGATGCTTGGCGAAAGAGCTATAAACTGTATTGGATTTGTTTATTAGATTGTTGCTATCAATTAGATAGAGATTCGCTATTCAAAATTAGCGCTTTAAGCTGA